TTACAAATAAGTTGTTTAGAGGCTTGCGTATCCCTAGCAGTTACTTGCCAACTGGACCGGAAGATGGTTCACAGTCTGTCAACGACGGACGAGTTGGTACAGCATTAATTCAAGAGTGGCGTTTTAATCAGTATTGTAAGCGTCTACAGCGTATGATTGTTGAAAAACTTGATACAGAGTTTAAGATGTTCATGCGTTGGCGTGGTATTAATGTAGACAATAGTTTATTTGATTTACGTTTTAACGAACCACAGAACTTTAGTAAGAATAGACAAGCAGAACTTGATAACACACGTATTGGTGCATTTTCTAACTTAGAACAAACTCCATACTTAAGTAAGCGTTTCTTATTACAGCGATTCTTAGGACTTAGCGAAGAAGAAATGCGTGAGAACGAAGAGCTTTGGAAAGAAGAGAACGGCACAGATGCTATTATTGGTAGTGATGCAGGACTACGTAGCGTGGGAGTAACACCGGCAGGTATTGACTCTGACTTAGAAACAGCAGAGCCGCCTGAAGTGCCAGATGAAGACATGGGAGTAGATGCAGAAGCAAACGCAATGGCACCAGAGACACCCGGTGCAACACCCAGTCCTGTTCCGCCCGGAGAATAATAAATAATACTATTATGTTACTAAACGAATTCTTAAATAAACATGAAGACGAAAGTTATCCTAGCAACAATGACGACCAGAGCGTCTATAAACTAAGTGACTTGCGTAAAACTAGGCTCACATTGGCACAATTAAATAAGCTCAGAAATATAAGGGACGTTAAAAAAATTGAACACGAGAAGAAAATAAAAGATATTAGGCAACAGTATAGGCCCGCCCCACAGGCAATGTAATTAGCAAAAAGACTCCACGATTTGGCGTTTTCTGCGCCAAAACCGCTCAAAATCCTCTTTTTTGCAGAGTAATTCTGCACCTTCGTTAAATACTACTATAATACTACTATAGGAGTAACTTCGCATGAGTAAAAAGTATGAACAGTTGATTGAATATATCATCAACGATGAAGAGGACAAAGCAAAAGAACTCTTCCACGATATCGTAGTTGAAACAAGTCGTGACATCTATGAGAATCTAATTGACGAAGAAGATTTTGCTGAAGAAGAATCAGTAGAAGACATGTCAGACGCCATCGAAGCTGATGAAGAAGGTATCAGTGAAGAAGACGACGAAATGGACATGGAAATGCCTGACATGGGCGACGAAGAAGGTGAAGAGGAAGGTGAAGAAGCTGAAGAGGAAGAGCTCGAAGATAGAGTTATGGACTTGGAAGATGCTTTAGACGAACTCAAAGCTGAATTTGATTCTATGATGGACGATGACGGTGAAGAGAAGCCTGAAATGGACATGGACATGGAAATGGAAGCAACAGAGACTGATGAAGAAGCAGTATCTGAAGAAACTGTTGAAGAAGACGAAGCCATTGAAGAAGCTGAAGAAGAAGTGGAAGAGTCTGAAGAGTCCGAAGTTGTTAAAGAGTATGTTGACAAAGTTGCTCAGCCTGCTAACAACTCAGAAGCTCACACATCGCCAGTAGCAAATAAGAACGACATGGGCGGGAAAGCAGTAGATCCTACAGGTGAAGAAAAAGGTGGATCAACACCTAAGGTAGCACCTGGCAAAGCCTATAAGAATACAGCTGGTGGCAAAGCACCATTGGAAAAAGCACCTGCACCAAAAACAGGTGAGTAATTAGAGTTTAACTAAGGATAAACGAATGGCTTTATTAAAAGAACACTTAACATTTGATGCGGCTCGTATGGTAACAGAGGGCTCTGAAGATGGTAAGGACTTGTTTATGAAAGGTATTTTCATTCAGGGTGGTGTTAAGAATGAAAATAAAAGAGTTTATCCTGTTTCAGAAATCTCTAATGCAGTCAGCACTATCAATGAACAAATCAAGGGTGGTTACTCCGTCTTAGGCGAAGTTGATCACCCAGATGATTTGAAAATCAATTTAGATCGTGTTAGCCACATGATTACTGAAATGTGGATGGACGGCCCGAACGGTTTTGGTAAGTTAAAACTGCTCCCAACACCAATGGGACAGTTAGTAAAAACCATGTTAGAATCAGGCGTTAAACTTGGAGTAAGCTCTAGAGGCAGTGGTCAGGTCTCAGAATCTTCAGGAGACGTCAGTGATTTTGAAATTGTAACGGTGGATGTAGTTGCACAGCCTAGTGCTCCAAATGCATATCCAACAGCAGTGTACGAAGGGCTGATGAATATGAAAGGCGGTCACAAGGTATTCGAAATGGCGGCAGATGCTAGTGCAAATCAAAAAGTACAAAAGTACCTAAAAGAGCAAGTAACACGCTTGATTAGGGACTTAAAAATTTAGGAGATCCGTATGTTAGAAGCAATCAAACCATTGCTAGATAGCGGAATTATTAACGAAGAAACAGAGACTGCAATTAATGAGGCTTGGGAAGCAAAACTTTCTGAAGCCAAAGAGACTGTACGTGCTGAACTTCGTGAGGAATTCGCACAACGCTATGAGCATGACAAGTCAGTCATGGTTGAGGCTTTAGACAAAATGGTCAACGAATCCTTAACTACAGAGCTTCAGGAATTTGCTGAAGACAAGAAGAGATTAGCAGAAGATAGAGTTAAGTTCAACACAAAGATGTCTGAAACAGCAGATAAGTTTAAAGGCTTCTTAGTTGGTAAACTTTCCGAAGAACTCAAAGAGTTACGTGAGGACCGCAAGGCAATGGCCGGTACAATGGCTAAAGTTGAGCAGTTCGTTATTCGTCAACTTGCTGAGGAAATCAAAGAGTTCGAGCAAGACAAGAAAGACGTTGTGGAAACAAAGGTCAAACTTGTTGCTGGTGCAAAGGAAAAGTTAGACGAACTTAAAACTAAATTCGTTGCTCGCTCATCTGCTTTAGTTAAAGAGGCAGTTGCTACAAATCTAGAGTCTGAGTTAATTCAACTCAAAGAAGATATCCAATCAGCTCGTGAGAACATGTTTGGACGTAGATTGTTTGAAGCATTCGCAAGTGAATTTGCTGGTACTCATTTAAATGAGAACAAGGAAATTAAAAAACTTCAAAGCATTATTGCTGAGAAAGATCAAAAACTTGCAGAAGCTACACAAGCAGAAGAAGATGCTAAGAAATTAGTTGAATCAAAAGAAAGCGAAATTAAAGTTATTAAGGAATCTAGTGAGAGAAGTAATACACTCAATGGATTACTTAAGACATTAAACAAAGAGAAGGCCACTGTGATGAGTGACTTACTCGAATCTGTGCAAACTGATAAACTTCAGTCTGCATTTGACAAGTATTTGCCAGCAGTTCTTAACAATTCAAAGATCGAACAAGCCGCAAAGCAAGTTCTTTCAGAAAATAAGAAAGAAGTAACTGGTGATAAAACTGCGAAAGACGTCGTTAAGGAAGATGGTAGCAATATCATCCAATTAAAGCGTTTAGCAGGGCTATAAATTAGTAAAACTATTAGGAGAAAACTGAAATGTCAGATAATTTACTAGAAGGCCGTTGGGGTGAGACCAAAGATGCTCTGTTAGAAGGTTTACAAGGTTCTCGCCGTACAACAATGGCTTCCGTGTTAGAAAACACAAAGAAGCACTTGGTAGAATCCGCTACAGGCGGTGCAACAACTAGTGGTAACGTTGCTACTCTTAACAGAGTTATTCTTCCAGTAATCAGACGAGTTATGCCAACTGTTATTGCCAACGAAATCGTTGGTGTACAGCCAATGACTGGTCCAGTTGCACAAATTCACACATTACGTGTTCGTTATGCTGAAACAGCAACATCATCAGCGTCTGCACCATTTGATACAGACACAGTAGCTGGTGACGAAGCTCTTTCACCATTCAAAATTGCTACAGCATATTCCGGTTCAACAACAACTGGTCGTGCTGACAGCACAGCAACACTTGAAGGTTCACCAGGACGTAAGATTAACGTTCAGATCTTAAAGCAAGTTGTTGAAGCTAAAACCAGAAAGCTATCAGCTCGTTGGACATTTGAAGCCGCTCAAGACGCACAGTCTATGCACGGTTTAGATGTTGAAGCAGAGATTATGGCTGCTCTTGCACAAGAGATTACTGTTGAAATCGACCAGGAAGTACTTGGTTCTTTAAGAAGCCTAGCGGCAACTGAAGAAACATACAACCAGGCAGCAGTTTCAGGTACAGCTACATACGTTGGTGACGAGCATGCCGCTCTTGCTGTTTTAATTAACAGAGTTGCTAACAAGATTGCTCAAAGAACAAGACGTGGTGCAGGTAACTGGGCAGTTGTTTCCCCAGCCGCACTAACAGTTCTTCAGAGTGCAACAACAAGTGCATTCGCACGTACAACAGAAGGCACATTCGAAGCACCTACAAACACTAAGTTTGTTGGTACATTGAACGGTGCAATGCGTGTATATTGCGATTCTTATGCAAGCGACACAACAGCAGTATTAGTTGGTTATAAGGGTTCAAGTGAGGCTGATGCAGCCGCATTCTATTGCCCATATATCCCATTAATGAGCAGTGGTGTTGTTTTAGATCCAGCAACATTTGAACCAGTTGTAGGCTTTATGACCAGATACGGTTATGTTGAGCTTACAAACACAGCGTCATCGCTTGGTAACGCTGGTGATTATGTTGGTGAAATCGCAATGTCTAATCTTTCTTTCTCATAATAACTTTAAGTTATTTGAAAGAAGTTTTAAAGCAATACAAATCCTGTTCGGAATAGGATACAAGGAAGGAGTCGAAAGACTCCTTTTTTGTGACTTGTATTTCTTGTTGGGACGTATAAGTATTGTAATGCAAATTATCTTAATGGCAATTTTAGTCACAGTATCGTTGGCAGACGGAACATCGTCAACAGGTTATCACCAGCATGGCCCAGAGTTCTACAACCTAGGTGCATGTCAACGCATAATTGGCAACAGAGATCTTCTTCCTGAAATATACGAAGATGTGCGCAGGCACATAGGCTCACGTTTAGTTGAAACTAGGGAGATTGGATGCTTTACTGCAGAGTCTCTTAAAGAAACTAACGACTTGCTTAATTATGATTCAACACCTTTTCTATCATTATAACTTGACTTAGTTACACGTTTCGTGTATAAATATATATACGTTCAGCCGTAAGGCCGGAAGTAGACTTCATTATTAGTCGAAGGAACGCATTATCATCGTTCATCTCGAAAGAGACGGAAGTAGGTAATGGTTACCGAAGGAACGCACCTAACTGTAAAAAGGAGGGTGTTAACATGACAATGTGGACTCGCTATTGTAGAGAGCAAGCACAGAAAGACTATCATAAGTCTCAAATGCTTAAAATCTTGTTGTTACGTGCAATACACGAAACAGACAAGTGAACTTCAAGGGGCTGAAACGCCCCTTTTTTGTGACTAACATTTCTATAAATACTATTGTTCAGTAGTTAGGTAAAACTGACTTATGCTGTCCCAACAGCGTAGCGACTAGAACTCGCATTGGACTTCTAACCAAGGAGAAAACAAATGGGAAGACCTATTAAAACAGCAAAAACAGTGGATGGCAATCTTAAGGTGCCAGCCGCAAATACTACAGGTAGTATTGGTGATACAGCACTAGCAGGATCTACACAAATTCAGTTTACTGGCTTTGTGACAGGCGGTTCAGCTAATACAGGACCTGCAAATTCACAAAAAGGCAGCAAGACATTCAATATTACCACAAGCGACGGCACAGAAGATTTAATTCTAACAGCAGTTGCAAGTGGATCATTAGCCGCAGGGCAATGTCAATTAACAGCAACAGATTCAGCTGGTGACACATACAATGTAAGTAAAATTTCATCACGTTATGTTACACTAACTCCTGTTGATGGCACAGAGTTCACAACAGGACAACGTGCATTGTGGGTAGCAAGCGGAAGCGAAGTTGCTGGAGTTTCAGTAAGCATTCCATTAGCATAATAGTTAATACTTTTTTAACTACTAAAGGCTACAGTGATAATTACATTGTAGCCTTTTTTTTTTATGACACCAATAGCATTTATTATCGGAAACGGACGTAGTAGATTAGACATAGACTTAGAAAGTCTAAGAGGTCGAGGTATGATTTACGGCTGTAATGCCTTGTACAGAGACTTTACACCAGATGTATTAATAGCAACAGATGGTGGCATAGCAAAAGAAATACAAGAGTCTGGTTATGCAAAAACGAATAGGTTTTATACACGTAGACCTATTGACGGACTAGGTGCAAAACCAATAGAATATAATTACGGTTGGTCGAGTGGCCAAGTGGCACTAAGTTATGCTTGTCGTGCTAATCACAGTTATTTGTATATGATTGGGTTTGATTTAGCAGGATTAAATGAACATCAAAAGTTTAATAATGTTTATGCAGATACCAGTCATTACAAGACCTCGACGGAGAAACCAACTTTTTACGGAAACTGGTTAAAACAAATACACCAAACAGTTAATGAGTTTAAAGATAAACGTTTTATTAGGGTAATTGCTAAAGATGGATACGAACCACCTGAGCTTAAACCGTTAAAAAACTTGCAACACTTGTTTATAAACGATTTCAAAACCGTGCTAAATACATTGAAATAGGTAAAAAAAAGAATGGCTACGACTAAGCGAGTTTCCGGTGATTATAATATAAGTTCAGTAGACGCAAGTACTGATAATGTTATTGTTACGACGCACACAGTTACAGTTAACGGCAACTTAACTGTTACAGGTACGACAACATCTGTAGAAACAACTAATACTGAAATTTCAGATAACACTATTACGTTAAACAATGGCGAGTCTGGAGCAGGAGTAACAGCAGGAACGAGTGGTATAGAAGTTGATCGTGGTAGTTCTGCAAACGTAGAGTTGCGTTGGAACGAATCGAGTAGTTATTGGGAATTGACCAACGATGGTTCTACCTACACTCAGATTACAACTTCAGCAGGTGCTGGTATTGCTAGTGTAGCAGACGATACAACACCACAACTTGGTGGTGATTTAGATATAAACGGATTTAATATTACCAGTGCAAGGTCAAACGAAGACATAGTTATTGATCCTAACGGTACTGGTAAACTAGAAGTTGCGAGCGAATTAAAGTTGTTAGAAGTTGGCAGTGATCCTACAGCAGTGTCTACACATACCTATGTGTATGCAAAAGATCCTGGTGCAGGTGAGACAGGCTTATATGTAGCAAATGCTACAAGAACAGACGAAGTAGCCTCAAATAAGAGAGCTAGGTTATACGGATTAATTTTTTAATAGGAACATAAGATGGCATTAGCAAACACAGCAGTAGCGGCATCAAATACAGACATTTACACTTCAAGTGGTGAAACTTGTGTTGTTACTATGTACTTCTGTAATTATAGCGGAGTTACGAGAACACTTACTTTATATGCGGTACCAAGTGGTGGAAGTGCCGACAATACATCAATTATTGTTAAGGATGTTGAGGTTATAGCGGCTGACACCTATACACTATCAACAGATAGACTTGTACTTGCTAATGGCGATAAAATTACAGCGATTGCAGATGCAGGATCTGCAATTACAGCAACAGTAAGTTATGCGAGTGTATAATGGCTAAACCAGGTAGATTTATAAAGGCCACCGAATTAAGCATCTCAGCTCAGAGTGCAATTAAATTGCCTACAGGTACATCAGGCCAACGTCCTGCAACTCCTGTAAACGGGCAGATACGTTACAATACTTCAGACGCCGTTGTGGAGATGTATATTGGCGGCGCTTGGGTAACTATTGCAAAGGTTGGTTTAGTTTCTATTGTTAAAGATACCTTTACTGGTGACGGATCTACATTAGCATACACAGCAAGTCAGAGCATTGCAAACGAACAAGATGTTATTGTGCATGTCGGAAACGTACACCAAAATCCAGGAGTTGCATACACAGTAAGTGGAACAACAATCACATTTACAAGTCCTCCACCAGATACACATACAATTATAGTACAGCACGGATACAATAGTACTGGTGCATAAAGGATAAAACATGGCAATTGGTAGAATATCAGGACCCATGCTTAAATCTAACCTAGAACGTTTAGGTACAGATTTATCAGTTGAAACTGATTTATTATATTTAGATGTTACTAACAATCGCATTGGTATTAACGAATCTACTCCTACCAAAAGTCTTCATGTTGACAATGTTACTATAGAAGGCAGCCAAATACGCAGTACCTCAGGAGCACTGGACTTAGGTGCTAATAGTGATATTAGTATTACTGGTGGTAGCAATGGTCAAGTACTATCCACCGACGGCAGTGGTAATCACACCTGGATATCTGTTTCTTCCGACGGACAAACACTTACTCTTGGTACACCAGATGATAGTTCCTGGTACGATGGAGCAATTAACACCTGGACCGAGTCTACACGACTGTCTAATGCAATGGACGACACTAACGAGTGTATGCTTAATATTATTAACAACACTGCCGTTGCAAACATGGACTTCACTGCTGACACAACATCAGGTGGTGCAGGTACAGTAGTAACATTAACTATCACAGCAGACGGTAACCCAAACAGATACGATATTACTTGGGGCGATGGTGATACTACATCTGATACATCCGACAGTACCCCTACTCACACGTATGCCACTAATACAGGTTCTCCTTTCGATGTAACTGTTAGAGCGTACAATAACGGTGGTAGCGGTACGTGCAGTGAGACAAGTAAAACTAGAACAAGTTATATCATTATCTACACAGCAGATCCTGTTGTAAGTTTTGCGGCTTATGCGGCAAGTTCAGGCGGAAGTCCTATTACACAGTGGGACGATGGGGACACAATTTATTTTGAGAATACAACAACTAATACTAGTGGCGCAACAGTTCAGTACACATGGGACTGGGGCGATGGTAGTAGTGATGATGTAGTATCTAGTGATGCATCAGCAGGTGGTGTAGGTGGTGGTAGACTTGCACATACATTTACCGCAAGTACAGAACAAGAACAAACAAGAACAGTTACACTTACACTAGACAGCCATAGTACAGCATTACCTAGTGCTGTGCCTACAAGTGACAATACTGACCATAAGATTTATGACACACATACACCAACTGTTACATTAGATGACAACAGTGGTGTTAACGAAGAAGGGACATCGGGACACGTTGTTACCTTTACTAATACAACAGAGAGTACTATTGGTAGTTACGCTACTTATGGAATACAATATCAATACCAGTGGGGCGACGGTACAAGTAATAACACAGTAAATGTTGGATCTGGTGCAAGTGGTGATACAGGAGGCACAATTAGTCATACGTTTGCTCTTAGTTCTAGTGACCAAGCAAACGGCGTTGCACAAGACTTTACAGGTAACATTAGAGTAATTAGTAACCACACAAGTTCACCGTTTATCAGCAGTGACTTTACAGTTCACGTCGAACCAGACGTTAGAGCAAACATTGCGGCTACGGCAGTAACAACAAGCGACAGAAGTGGTGATAATCAGTATGACTTATACGACTTTACAGACTTAAGTGGTAATAATCGTGCATTAGTACGTGCAACTAATACATCACAAAATGCTGATGACTACGAATACGATTGGGCAGATGGTAGTACTAACGACACAGTAACAGAAGACGGATCAGCGGCAGGCTCTATTGGTGCAACTTTAGATCATGACTATGCTGGAGAATCAACAGGAAATTACAATCTCACATTCACAGCAAACGGTACTCCGGACATAACTGCACAAACAGATAACGACACTAGCATAACATTCACAATTAATGCAACTCCTAGTGCTCCTAGTAACTTAAGTGCATTTAGTATTACATTGGCAGATGCTTTCCAAGGCACAAGTCCTAGACTGTGTGCAGGTTTTGCAGACAACTCGGACAGTAACCCATTAAGTGCTGGAGCTAGTCTACAAACAACAACAGCAAGAAGATATACAAGTGGTACTATCGATACAAGTACTGTTAATAATGCGTACAACGGTGCGTCAGGAACACTCAGTGCAGTTATCAATGGTTCTACCTCAGGCAGTAAAACATTTACAACTGCAACAGGAGAAAACGGAACATTTACAAGTTTAGTCGTTAGCGGACAACTTGATGCACACGACAGTATTAGTTCAAGCACATACCCTACTGACTTTTATCAAACATTTGATGCTAAAATTACACAGGCACTTGCGAGTTACACAGTAGGTGTAAACGATGAAAGACTAGAGCACGATGCAACAGGCAATACAAACTATGTTGCAGTTGTATATGATGACATAACATCAAGTCCTAGCATTTCAAGTGCAGGAACACTGGCAGAAGGCACTGGCGGAACAAAACGTTACATATCAGGTATCCCATATTATAATTCAGGATCACCTACGCTAACTTGGTCAGGTGTTGAAATCAGTAACTTAACTGGTCAGGCATACACAGACCAAAGTAATATTGTTGAAGTGGACAACGGTACTAACCAAGAAGGCACAAGTTCTGCAGGTACAACAAACACAGATTACAGTTACAGTGACATAGACGGTGCAAGCACAATGCTTACATTGGGCGTACCTAATGTAGACACTGGTGTTGCTAGTGCGTATGCAATAGGAGATTTAAGCGTTCCTATTACATCGAGCTCAGTAAGAACTATTGATAGAGTTAAAATTAGAGCTAGAAACGCAAACGGTATAAGTTCTTACACAGAAAACACAACTAATGTACAAGTACATTCAGCGGCACAAAGTGGTATCAGTGAGATCGCTATTGCAGTATCAGACAGTTTAGGCGCTGGGTTTGACGATGACGGTGTAAGAATATTTGATTTTAATGCCGCAACAACAGACAATCCTAGTTATAACGGTGCTACAAACTTCTACACAAACAGTCCTTATACAGAAGCAAGTGATCCCGGTGTTGAAGGCACAAAAGAAGCAACTATTAGATTAGGTGTCTTGAAGTATGATGTAACAGATTATAGTTCAGGATATCTCCCAGTAGGTCCAGATAGAAGCAGTGACACAGGCACACAATACTTT